TTTGTCTCATCAGAAAGAAAATCACCATTTCGAGGTTTAACTGAAATGAAAACCTTACCAAAACGAGGTGGAGACATTTCTTCACCACCAAAAGCTGTGACAGATTCCACGTTTGGATAAATGAAACCTAAAACTGACTCATAATCAGAAGAAGTAACTGCACGATACTGAGAAGAGTAAATTCGAGGTGCATAATACTTAATTGATGATATCGATTCAATATCATCACCATCTCTTGACTTCTCTTCAGTCGAAACAAGACTAATAAGTGATGGATTGATCGATCCACCGTCTTGATTTGTAATATTTCCTACAAAACTGAATTCTGAAGCGCCATTTCCTTCCTTTCCATCACTTATAATGTAAGAAACTGTAACTACGTTACCATTTGATAACTTTTTAGCGATTACATTGTCACCAAAGATCAATTCATATCTCTCATCTTCAATTTCTTGCAATAAGTAAGATGATGAGGTTGATGTAATACCAATTATATTGTCAATTTGTTGATATGTTACAGTGGAAGTCGCTGATGAGGATGGTTTGACCTTAACTTTGATTGTTGATGTGTCAATAAATGAATTATCAAGAAGATATCTTTGATTTGTTAAAGAAGTATCAACTGTAAAGGATTGTGTGATGTAAATTCCTTCGTATATCTCAATATTGTTAAATGTAGCAACTCCATTTGTTACAGGAACCGTAATATCCTCTGGAATTGAAAATATGTAGTTTGTATTCTCTCCAGCACCATTACAAACAATGCCTGAGTTCAATGTCAGTGTTGAAGTCTCTAAAAGACCACTTATAGTAAAAGATACTCTTGCTCTTGCGGATCTTCTTGATCTCGGAACGTATCCAATGTTTCTTGCCAGTGCAACAACGTTTTCTCGAAGTGTCGCAGAGTCGAGAAAACACTCATTTGCTGCCATATTCGTATTATAGGCAGTTGTGTATGTATTATATGCTAATGCGTCGATAATAATTGAAAGGTTAGACCCTTCAAAGTCATAATCAGTAAAATTGGTATTTGACCTCAGATAGTCTCTGATAGATACCTTAATTTGATCAAAATCTAAATTTGTATATTGTCCAAAGGCCATTATATTCTAGCTGGTTGAAGGATGACATCGACTTCTTGTGTTGGTGATGGAATACCAACAATTTCATACTGAACTGTACAATTTAATTCATGAGAATCAGGTTCAACTGTGACAGTTACATCAATTTCAGAGATTCTTGGTTCAAAATTAAGTAAAGCAGAGGAAATATCGTCTGCAACTCTGATTTCACTTAAAGAAGTGTTCAATTCAAACAAAGATTCATTAATTACGGAACCAAAAGTCGGCGAAAATGGTTTTTCACCAAGAATTGTAAAAATTATGTTCTTAACAGACCTCTTAATTGCATCTTCATCACGAATTGCTACCACATCATTCGTCACAGGATGACGTTTGAAGGATAAATTGATATCTTTGAATGCACGAGAAGCCACTATATACACAAAAAGTTTTGCTGTTTTTATTTATACCTATTTTTTAACGTTTTGCAAGACGAATTCGATATTTTTCCGATTCTAAAGCGTTAATAATATATTTAGCACTAATTCTGGGGTCATTTTCACCGCAACTGAAGAAATCTGCGGTCATACAACCTAATTCTGGCCATGTATGACAAGAAACATGACTTTCGGCGAGTGCAAAAAGACATGTAACACCACATGGATTAAATTTATGAGTATATTCGTTTAATATTATCATTCCTGACTTCAAAATTGCACGAGTAAAGACATCTCGAAGGAAACTGGGACTATTTAAGTCCTCAAAATAACCATCGTAGATGTCTAAGAGTAAATGTTCGCCTAATTCAATGTTAGTCATCCAAATAAATGAGCATTATAATGAGTACGAATCGGTTTGTACTTAACTTTTTCGACCTTTTTTGTCACAGCAATGTAAATTTTAAGTAATTTTTCAGTTTTCATCCCAATTCTGGTGGTTCATCGATTGTAATATTCATTCCTTCGGTATAATATCCTTCTGTAATGAAGTCATCAGTGATTAAATCGGTATTTCCAGCACCCACACTCACGTCAAGAGTCCTTTCTTCCGCTTCAAAAGCCCTTTCTTTCGCTGTTTTCCAGAAATAATTCTCTTCTGAACCTAATCCATCACGATCATGACCGTTTTCCACCTGATAATACACGGTTGATACCTTAAAATCAGGATTCTTAGGTGTCTCAGGAGTGATACTGTTGTCATATATTCTCATTCTGTTGTTTGGATAGAGACAAAACTGTCCATTATCCAATTCTAACAGATTATGACTCTTATGTTCCGCTGGTTGTTCGCTTGTTGAATAATCAATCGCATCTACATCTTGATGATAGTTGTCCAAAGTACAAATATATGTACCAGTCTGATTACCATAGTCTCTTGTATAGACCTCATAATGCATTGAACCGATAAATTGTTTCTGAACTGCAACCACACCATAGTCCATACAATTCCAGAACTGTAGATTATGTAA